GATTCAGTGACAGGTCTTTCGGGCTCCACTTTTTCTAACTCTACTTTTGAAGACAACAAGTTCATGGTGACTTCAGTTTTAAGTTCTACGGAATTTGAAATTACAATGGATACTCAAGAAGCATTATCACCTTTGTCTGCCGCTGGTTCAGCTTCAGTCTTATGTTATTATTCAGTAGGTCCGGCTACACAAGTAAGTGGCTATGGTTGGGGAACAGGTCTATGGGCTGGAACTTCTCCAGGTCCTGCAACTACTACGCTGGCAACAACTATTAATGATACTATAACCGATATTGTCCTAACAAACTCTTCTGCTTTTCCAGCCTCAGGTGAAATTAGAATAGACTCAGAAGATATAAGTTACACTGCCAATGATACAGGCACTAATACTTTAAGCGGAGGAGCAAGAGAAGTTAATGGTACGACTAAAGCATCCCACACAGCAGGGGCAACTATCACCAATATTTCCGACTACGTTGCATGGGGAGAAGCTTCTTCAGCTGACTATGTAATTGATCCAGGCTTATGGGTTCTGGATAACTATGGCACAAAATTAATTGCTCTTATATATAACGGCGCATGTTTTGAATGGGATGCAGCTGCAGCCGGAGCTACTTCTACAAGAGCTACCCGGATAGCCAATACTCCATACGCCTCACGTCACGTCCTGGTTTCAACACCCGACAGACACTTAGTATTCTTTGGAACACAACCTATTATTAACGCAGACACAACTACTTATCCTCAAGACGATATGTTTATTCGATGGTCTAACCAAGAAGATATTAATCAGAGTGAATCATATACTGTCACCGCTACTAATACCGCAGGTACACAAAGACTTGCAGCTGGATCAATGATCATGGGAGCAAAGAGAGGTAGGGATGCTATTTATGTATGGACCGATACCTCTTTGTTTTTAATGAGATTTGTAGGACAACCCTTTACTTTCTCCTTTGAGCAAGCAGGAACCAACTGTGGGCTTCTAGGAAAAAATGCATGTGTTGAAGTTGATGGTACTTCCTACTGGATGTCAGAGAATGGTTTCTTTATGTACGATGGTCAATTAAAATCAATGCCTTGTTTAGTGGAAGACTATGTGTATGACGCCCTTAATTCAACCCCTAAAGACCTAGTTAACTGTGGATTAAATAATTTGTTTGGAGAAATCCAATGGTTCTATTGTAGTTCAGGCTCCGATGTAGTGGACCGAGTCGTAACTTATAGTTATGTAGAATCAAAAATGTATAAACGACCTATCTGGACTACTGGTACTTTGGACAGAACTGCATGGGCTGATTCAGCAGTCTTTGATAAACCTCATGCATGTAACTATGACGATAGCGATAATGCATCGTTTGATGTTACTGGAAACGTAGATGGTACTACTATTTATTATGAACAAGAAACAGGGACCGATCAGGTAGATGCAGGCGGAGCTATTACAGCTATACTTGGAAGCATTACTTCTGGTGATTTTGATATTACTCAAAAGAGGAGTGCTCAGGGACAGATGCTAGGTGCACCTGACCTTAGGGGAGATGGTGAATACATTATGAAGATAAGAAGATTTATACCTGATTTTATTACTCAGACTGGTGACACTCAAATAAGTTTAGTTACTAAAAATTTTCCAAACGATAGTTCTACTACAACAAGCTTTACAATTACTTCGGCTAGTGATAAGGTTGAGAGCCAGATCAATCGCGCTTAAAGTAGCAAACACGTCATCTGCAGAGAATTGGAAACTAGGAACATTTAGATTAGATATACAACCCGACGGGAGAAGAGGATAATGACTATAGATAAAAAAGTTAAATATGACATGCAAGGAGGGGTTAAGAATTATTTAGGAAAACAGAAAACAGTTAAGGCTCCTTTACACTGGCGGTCAGGACCAAAACACCCTTCAACAGAATTAGCTTACATCACAAAAAAAGAAAAAGATTTACTTATTAAAAAAGATTTACACCGATCCTTAAAAGGTGGTGTTAATAGAGGACCTTCCGGTATCATTAGTTTAAATGGGTGGGGATCAAGAGACTCTTCTCAAAACAGAGCCGGCCAAGATATAAGCGCAGGGATGGATAAAAGCGCTAGTGATAAAGGATGGGGTAAAGGAAGTGGATTTACTAATAAAGATGCAATTTCTCCAGCTACAGAAAAAGCAGCAGAAGCAGCACAAAATGCAAGACTTGGTATTGATCCTACCGCACGTCAAAATAAATGGGGAGGATTAGGAGGTTTATTGAGAGGAGCGCTAGGTGTATTCGGAGGAATTCCAGGAAGAATATTTGGTGCATTATCAAATGCTAAAAATTGGGCAAAAAATAAAGCCGTAGGTATTGGAGAAGAGGTTGACGAATTTGGTAACTACCCTACTTTGGATAGATATTTAAATAGAAAAACAGATAAATATAAAGACAAACCCTACCTAGGCCAAGGGCAAAGTAATTATAGTTTTGATGGTCCGACCGAAGGAAATGATTTAGGACTCGCTATAAACAGACAAAATGCGCCAATAGGTCCAGGTCTAAGAGTGGGTCAAGCTCAAGGCTATTATGGTAAGGGTAGTCAGTATGATCCAAATAGATTTCAAAATACTAACATCACAGGTGGTACAAATCTTAATGATTTTCAAGGTGTTAATTTCACTGATCAAATAGAAGGCACTGATAACATAGCCCAGTTAATTGCAAACAGAGAGGCTATTAACACCGCTCCTAGTTTCCAAGACGGTGGAAGAATAGGTTATCAAGGTGGAGAATTAGTGGAACAAGAAACAGATTTAATACAAGGACCACAGGGAGGCGAAGAGTTTCAAGAAACAGTTGTAGAAGGTCAAGAACAACCATCGAGAGAACAACTAGAAGCTTTGGCTATAGAAATTTTTCAATTACCATTAGAAGAATTAGATGATCAACAATTACTAGTAGTCTATCAAGAAGCTATGCAAGGACAGCCTATGGAAGAAGCTGTACAAGAAGAGGATGTTCAGTTCGCAGCCAACGGTGGTTTAGCTGGTCTTCTGTAATGGCAAAGATTGTACAATCATTAACTAGAGCTTCTCCTGAATATGAAGAATCAACTTTTCAATCACTCGTCAGGGATCTAGACGGTGTCATCACAAAATTAAACACTTCGTTTCAGGACGAAGTTAAACAGGAGATAGAAGCCAAGAGCTTCTTTTTAGAATAGTGGCTGTAATAAATGAATATAAAATGTATGGAGTAACGAGTACAGCGGCTGAAGGACCCATTAAATTCTTCGGTACGACTCTTGTTCCACCTGTAACTGGAGTAGCTACTCAAAACCCTTTAATTAATCAGACCTATATTATTAAATCTTTACACGTAACTAATAAGTCTGGATCTAATACTCCTACCATTACTATTACCAATAACGGTTTTCAGGTTATTAATACTCAGACACTGGTGGCTGCAGAGAGTGTAGAAATTTTAAGTAATCCAATGGTAGTAGAAGGAGGCACCGTTCTTTCCTATACGACAGTAGGAACAGTAAGCGATGGTGTAGACATAACAATCAGCTATTTAAACATTAACAAGGCGACGGTAGACTAATGCTAGAACTAAAACCAGATAAAATAATAACAACTATATCAAATCTTAAGACAAAAGAAGTATACAAGACAGAGGAAGAGTGGAAAGCTAAAGGAATTGATGAAAAAGACATCAGAAGAGATGTTAGAATCATCATGCCGGCTCTTGATTTGTTTAGTAAAACACAGTAAGTATAGGATTTAAGGCAAAATTATGGCTATTTCAAGAATGCAAAACCAGCAACAACTACAAGGCATAGGAAGTCTAAGACAACCTTATGGTTTCGGAAAGCTAGTTAAGAAGGCAACCCGAGGTATTAAAAAGATAGTTAAGAGTCCTATCGGTAAGGCTGCTTTGATAGGTGGCTTAGGTTATGCTGCTAATGCAGGGATGCTTCCAGGTGGAGCAGGTTCAGGCTGGTGGGGTAAAATGATGGGGGGACTACCCGCTTCAGTTAGTGGTGGTGGAGGTGGGTTCTTTACAAAAGGTCTAGGAAAATGGATAAACCCTATGTCAGGTGCCTTTGGAGCAGGGAATAAATGGAAACATGCAGCTGGATTATTAGGAGCAGGCGCAATTGCAGCACCGTTCATTCAAAAAGGTTTAGGTTGGGGTCCATATGAAGAAGTAGAAGAAGAAGTAGATGATTGGACACAGACTCCGCAAAGTATTTTAGATATAAGAAACATGGCAAAAGCACAAGATCCAAGTTTAGCTTTCTTACCTTCTTCTGCGTATACTCAATCGGGATTCTATGGAGCTGATGGTGGAAGAGCTGGTTTACTTAATGGCGGTGAAGCAGGTGAAGCACAGATGGAACAAATGTTAAGAGCAGAATATCTTAAGTACAAAAATAGAGGTGGTACAATGCCTTATGAACAATTTAAAATATTAGTGATGAAACAATCACAACAAGGTCAAATGCCCAATCAAATGATGGCAGCCGGTGGAAGAACAGGGAAACAAGAAGGCGGACTCATGGATTTAGGTGGTCAAGAAAAAGATTATAGAGAAAATGGAGGCTTTGTAGATCTAGGCGGAGAAGAAAGAGCGGACGATGTTCCAGCTCGACTAAGTAAAAATGAATTCGTTTTCACAGCTGATGCGGTTAGAAATGCAGGCGGTGGAG